GCAGTAGCCCAGTTTAACCACCACTCTTGAGTGTTAGCTTCTGGTATTCTAGATTGCATACGCATACGATATTCAAGACCTTTAGGGTCTTTAAATATCCATCTAACTACATCAAGTGCTGAATCTCCCTTGAAAAGCATTCCTGCTGGAAAATCTAACTCATTACGAATCTGACGATTCGCTACATGGGTTAAAGCATTCATATAAGATTTAACTTCGTTGCGAGAAATCTTTACAAAACCGATACCTGCTGATTTTATTTGCCGAGAGATCTGAGATTGAGATTGAGCTTGAATAAAATTTGCAGCAGTATCCATTTCAGCAAGATAAGCACTTGCTCCACGTATGTTGGGATCTGCTAAACCATCAATAGTGTACTTAACACCACCAACTTCTAGGATCTCTGCATCTTGTCCTAAATATTTATAGTCTTTTAATTCTGCTCTTTTGGTTGCAGCGGTAGTTAGGACATCACGATGTTTCTTCATAACAGAAGACATACCATTTACCATGTCAGCACTATTGGTTAACGAATCTTGTGCCTCTAAAAAAGTTTTTTGAGCCAAAAACATTTGATAGTCCGCATTGTTTTTAACAGCGGTTAGATCTGCCTTATTAGTTTTACCTGCACTACGCAACGCTGCTTCAGCTTTTGCTTGTGCTGCGGTGGCAGCATTAAAGTTTTTTTCTGCTTCGTCTACAGCTTTTTGTGCATCCCGCCATCTTTCAACAACTGGCTTTAATTCAACAGCTAAAATATCCATTTCTTTCTGGGCTTGCTTTTCCATCTTACGAGCATGATTAGATGGAGATCCTGGAACAAATCTTTTTGCTGAATCAACTCTTAAACTTGTATTATGAACTAAGTTTGATGTACCTGGAACTATGTTTTTAAGTAGACTTAGATTACCAAGAGCCATACTTGCTCTAGCAAATGGATCAAGCATTGAGTTCTTTGGAATATAAGCAACACGAATTAAGTTTAAATTACTAAAAGTAGCGTTAGCTAAGTCCAAAAACTGACCAGTTCCCATAGCAACCTTAGTTGCTCTAGCGGCTTTAACTTGACCTGCGGTAATTGGGGATGCTTCACCCAAAACTCTTTTAGAGTTTAATATAATTTCTACTTCTAGTTTACGGAAGTCAAGCATTGGAATAACCGATGCTTCATTTGCTTGAATAACAAAGTTACCTGTGTTGATTCCGCCATTTTCATCTGGTATAAAACCATTTTTAGAGGCATACTCTTTAATAGATTGTCTACGAGCACTGGTAGATTTATGCCAACCTTCAATTAATTTTATTTGGTCAGCAACAGTTCTAATATCTGTAACATCTGCAGCACCAGCAAACTTTGCAAGTTTTAACATAACCTGTTGCTCTATGTAATCTAGAGCAATAGCACGTTGGGTATCATCTTGGGCATTTATAAACCTAGATACCATCTTACGTTTAAAGTCAGTGCCTTCAGCACCACGAAGAATCTGTAGACGATTTAAATCTGAGAGTACATCCATTACCGCTTCGTACTTACGTGGGTTTGATATGTTAATCATTCCTTGTGGGCGACCTGAGCCTACCCAAGCAATGGTACGAATAACACGATCATATGGATTTGATTGGTAAACCTTGGTACGCCAACCGTTATCTCCGTCTTTACCAAATAACTTTATATCACCAAACTTAGCCTGAAGCTTAAGTTTTTCTTTAGCAAGTTTAACTGACTCAATGGAGGCATACTTGCCAGGTTGGTAACTTGATGCTATTCCAACATTAACATCGTTCTTAAAACTTTCTAAAGCATATTTAAGTTCTCTATCTCGTCCTGCTTTATCATTAAGAACATCTTTTAATCTAGGAGCAAGCTTAGGGTCAAGAACCTCTGTATGAAATTTAGTTAGATCCGAAATTGGATTTACATTATTCATTCCATAGTTATCTAAGTGATCAGCCAATAAAGGAGATTTTGTATATAATCTTTGGAAAGATAATTTATCGCCACGCTCTGCTAAAAGGTAGTCAGCCATATCTCTATGGTTATCAATACGAGACATAATTGTGGCAGATCTATTTGGATTAAAACCATTAGATACTAATGGGTTAGAAATAATCTTACTTGCATCTCTTGTCTTAACTGCATCATCTACTAGTTTGGCTAACCCTGTAGGAGCAGGAGTTCCATCATTACGAGCAGCCCATGCAACTGTATCTTCTAAGTTTTGTTTAAATGCAGCCTGAGCTGCTGGGTTTTTAATTACTTCAGAACCTAATGCTGCTGTCTTACCTGTTCTAACCGCAACTCCAAGACCTTTAGTACCTAATAATGCAGCACCTAAGTCAGTACTACCTGATGCAATCCAACCAAGAAACTCATTCTTATATGCTTGGTTTCTTTTCTTATCATCAAAGACGTTAAAGTCTTTGTCCATAAATGTTGGCGTAATTTGATCTGGAAGAAACTGTCCAGCAAACTGACCAGCTTGGGTAGCAATAGCCTGACCCATTGAAATCTTTTTTGCTTGCTCTCTAGCAAATCTAAAACTTTGTACAAATCCTTTTGTTTGACCTTGACGTGCTGCTTCGCCAGCAAGGAAGGGTGTTGCTACTGTTTGAGTAACACCACTAACCACATTGCCAATACCTTGCATCACATTAAGTGCTACGTTAACCATTGGAGCAAATCGACTAGCTTGTGCTTTTTCTATTCCACTGACAAGTGCTCCGCCAACTTTTTCTTCTACTTTACCTACAGCAGTTTTATCTAATTGTTCTTTTTTAAATTCATTAACTCTGCTTAAAGGGTTAGGTACGGCGGTTGTTCCTGTTTCAGCTCTCCAGTCATCCCATAGACCCATCAGTATTAATTTCCCTTCCAGCAGTTAATTCTTCTAATAACGCAAGACGATCATCATCTGATTCAAAATCAAATCGTGCTAAATCCCAAGCAACTGGTGCTAATTCAAAACCCAGATACTCAAGATTCTCTTCAAATTTTTTAAATATTTTCATCTATTTGACTTTTTAAATACTTAGTAAATGCTTTCATAGTTCCAGTTGAGTTAGGTGAATCAGCAAAAGTCTGCATCAATGGAAGATATTTAGATAGCATTGTTAAATCTTGAACTTGTGTGTCAGCAGTTGTTGGTAAACCAAGTACATCTCTACCTGGACCAGGACCTGCATCAACTCCAGCAGTAACAAATTCATTTGGTCTGCGGGTTTCCGCACCTAATGGAATTATGCTTGCTAGNGGATTTTCTGCTTTAGCCATAGGTGCAGATTTTTGTTCTGCTAAAAATTGCTGTTGCTCACCATACTCTGGATTTGGTAATCGCTTAGCTCCTTGTGATGGAGGTAAATCACTTCGATTAGACATAGGTCCAGGCATAGGAACAGCAGCAGGATTAACCATTGACATAAGTTACCTACTTCTTTTTAGGACGATACGGAACAGGACCTGCATAACCGCCAGTAGGCACTTTGCCTTTTGATGGGATCTTGATTGATGTATTCCTGTAGATCTTTTTAGGATCTTTAATTTTCTTGTTTTCTGCCAGTAACTCTGAAAGAGTTACGCCAGACTTTTTAGCAATACCAGATAATGTATCTCCAGCATTTACTTTATAAGTAGAACCACCTGCACCTACACCAATAAATTTACCTTGACCAGTGATACGTGGTTGGTTACTACGGCTTTTAACTGTAGGAGTAGTTGTAGTAGATTGTTTCTTACCTGCTTGTGGATCTTTTGTTAGTGCCTGTAATATTGGTTTACCTAATAAAGCACCAGCAGTTAAAGCTAATCCAACTCTTCCTGTAACGGCTGATTTTGCAAATTTGCCAGCACCTAGTGCTGCACCTTTAGCAGTAAACTTTTTCTTAGCAGATGATGATGCTGCCTTAGTAGCAACTGCACCTGGCTTAGGACGTACAGCAAGTTCTTTACTTGTTGATAATTTTAACTTGCTATCTTGCATAGCTTTAAACTTACCTGGTTTAGGAGCAACCGCTGGCTTTGGTCTTACTGTATCGCCAATCTTTGCTCTTTCTTTTGCGTATTCAGCAGGAGTTATTTTAGTATTGCGAGCAAGAGCTTCTCGTGCATCAAATTTTGCAGGATCAGCAGCACGAAGTTTAGACATCTTTCGATCACTCTTAGAAACCCTGCGTTGCAATCTAGCTTCTTGACGAGCAGTCATGCCTCCGCTATTACGCCCAGCAGCATCATACTTTGCTTGAATTTCTTTGCGTACTTTTGGAGTTAAACCTTCTGGACGAGTTGTTCCCATTTTAGTTTTTGGATCATAATTTACTACCTTGGCAACTTTACCCATTTGTCCTTTAGTAACTGGACCTTGCTTCTTAACTTTTGAGGCAGCAGACTTGGCTGCTGTAGCAACAGGACCTGCAGCTTTAGCTGCTACCTTTGCGCCTTTTTCCTGACGGAATAAAGCTTTATTAAGTGCAGACTTAGGCTTTATACCTTCTTTAATAAACTTGTCGTACATGGCTTTACCTTCTGCATTAAGTTCTTTACCTGCAGCAAAACCTTTTTTAGCAACTGGTAGTTTCTTACCTTCTGGTTTAGCTGATCTACGAGCAGCTTCAGCGGTAGGAGTTTGTGTTTTACCTTTAGCAGAATTTGCAAGAGCTTTGTTTTTTGCAGCACGGCGAGTTGTTTCAGTTATTGCTTTAGGTTCTTTAATTTTATTACCATCTTTATCAACCTTGTAACCTTGTGGCTTTGGTTCATTAACAGTTACACCACTACGAACCTTTTGGGCTGATGATGCAGTTCTACCTTCTGGCTTACCTGATGATGATGCATTAGGTTGAGATATTCTTTTTTGTGCTGTTTCAGCAATAGCACGATCAGACTTAGACATGGCTTTTAATTCAGCCTCATCATAAGGAAACATTCTTAATGCCTCTGCTTTGGAGGCAGCACGATCACGAGCAATACGCTCGAGTGAAGTTTCAGTAGGCTTAACGCTAATCTTATTACCTCTGTCGTCGGTAATATAACCTTTTTTAGCTTCCTTTTTTACTTCATTAAGTGCTTCAATATCATCGGCAGAGAATTTAGTAAAACGATCTTTGTCTTTTAGTCCTGCCTTGGCAGCACCTTGAAAGACTTTTTTAGCATCGACTTTACCTTGTCTGCGACCTTGCCTAAACCTTGTAGGTCTTTTTTTGGTTGCCATGGGTATCCTTAATTTATATAGAAAATTTATCTAACTTTATTGTTGTTGCCTTTGATGCCTTTAGGTGTAACGCCTTGCTTAATCATTCCGCCACCTTTAACTCCGCCACTGTTTTTCTTGCCAATCATTGCAGTTGCAGTTGGAGCCTTAGCTGATTTTCCTTGTTTTCCGAACATTTGTTTCTCCTTATTATGCTGGTATTTGACGAGTAATTCTCGCTGATAGATTTGGATCTCCTCCACCAGTTAACCCTGCAAGAAGTTCTTGCATTGCTGGTCTACCTTGTGGAAGTTCTGGTACTTGACCACCAGCCGTTGGTTCAGGTGCTGCTGGTACTTCTGGCATTCCTGGTTGGGCTGGCTGTTGTTTTGGTGCTGGTTCTGGTTTAAATGCATTTGAAACCGCATCTTCAAGGGTGACACCCTTCTTGCGATCATTAATTACGCTTGCCATTTTTTCAATAATCTTCATTGGGTCTTGACCTTGTGCAACCATTTGTGGGATTGCAGCAGCCATAGAAGATACGGATGCCTTAAGGGAATCACGCATCTCTTCAATATCAATTGCTCTTTCTTCTTCACCAGCATTTAGTGAGATAGGAAGGTTGCGACGCAACATTCCTCGAGAAATTAATTTATCTCCTCTTGCTTGTAGACCCCATACCAATGCACGGTTAGGATCTAAACCTGCCATTAAACCGTATTCAACGGTTAC